AGGCGCTTCACCAAGAGGAAGTATCGCGCGAGAAGGCTACACTCCGGGTACTGTTTAAGCCCCTTGAGGGTGGCGTCGTTGATCTCAGGTTGCCCGGTCTTGGTGAAGGTGGTGGGCTTCCATCCGTACTTCCGCTGGAGGACCTTAGCCACCTTGTCCCTGGAGCCTGGGTCGAAGCTCTTGCGTACCACAGGTGTGTAGACGGAACCCTCCTCATAAAGAATTTTCGGTGGGCCGACATAGGGCTTAAGCGCCTGCCCCTGGACCCCGAAGCGGGGGATGGTAATATGCGTGACACCATCGTGCGTACTCTTGACCCAGCGTGTCTTGGGGATCGTGTGGGTTATCGGATCTTTGTTAGCTCCATCTCGGTTGACGGGTTCATACCAGGGCTCGAAGGCGTTGAGCACGTCAGCCTCCAACTGCGCCTTCTCGGCCAGCAGGAGGGGGACGAGGCGCTGAGCTTCGGCCAGGTTGAAAACGAATCCGCACTCCTCAGAGTGAACCAAGGGGGCGATGATGCGATGTTCGAGGTCGATAGGGCCAGAGGGATACTCAACGTCCTTCAGCTCGTGCCAGAGGCGCCTGGTGACCTGCACGTCCTGGTCACAGTAGGCCTGCATCTCAGGACACCAAAGGGCGAAGGGCTCTTCGGTTATCTTAAGCTTCCTGAGGGCAACACGCAGAGTGGTGATTTCATCAGACCCCGTCCATTCAGCATCCTCGTGGCTGACGACATACTCACCGGTCTCATGCCTGAAGACGCTTACTTTGTGGGCCTCAGCGGCCCTGTATGCGTGGATGGGTAGGTCCTTGTACTCACCTTTCCAGCACCCCAGCCGCTCGCCCCAGGCCTCAAGACCGTGCCTACCGATGTTCCCAGCCGTCAGCTTACCGGCGTTGAAGAGGGCGAAGTCTTTGTCCCGGAGGTTTATATGGATAAGCCTGCTGAGGATCAAGGTGTCGGTGATGAACCCCTGGATGTCCCAGTCTGGATAAATCTTACGCAGGACTGGGTAGTCGTACTTGGCGAAGTTGTGGCCGATGATCTCATTGGCGCAAGCGAGCATCTCCAGGGCGGCCTCGATGGAGATGATCTTCGTTCCCCGGCCCATAGCTTCCTGGCCTTCCTTACTGGACCTATAGGTCTCTAGGTGTACGGAGGGCACACCGGAGTAAAGCTCGCCTGCGCCTTCGTCGAAGAGGCAGATAGAATGGATGCAGGTGACGTTGTCCAGGAAGCCATTAGCCTCAATGTCGGCGATGAGCCGGACACGGCCCTTAGGATCAAAGCCTTTACCCCGGTGGGGGCGGACAGGCTGCTTTCCCCTACGGTCCCTGTCTGGTGTGTAGGCATTGTCTTCGTGGAACACGGTCATTAGAAATCTCCTTCGGTCTGGCCCCCCTCTTCGTCAGAGAACGGATCAGCATCATCAGTGGTAAGAAACTGGGGGAGGCCCTCTACTAGGCGTCCTGTGGTGGTGTCGAACTGCAACCAGCCGACCGTCTTGCCAGTCGTCTCCCCGGAAAAGCGCTCCTTGAGGGAGGTGACTTCGGTCCAGTCTCGCCGGCCTTCTAGTTTCTTTGGCCGGTTCAGTGCGATGACCAGGTCGCTGAGTTGCGCAATGGCCTGGGTGCCTCTGAGGTGACTTAGGTCGATTGAGAGGCCATCGTCAAAGCCTTTGGCTCCCGGTGGGCGGCGGAGGTGGCACACAGCAAAGATGGTGGCTCCTGTTCCCTCAACCAGGGTCCTGAGACGGGTCATAAGAACGTCGAGGGCCTTGCGCTCATCGTCGATCTCCAGGCCGGACACAGCTATGGAGACGTGGTCGAGGATGATCCACCGACAATGTTTCGCGAGAATCATGTGGCGTATCTTGCCCATGAGCTTGTCAAAATCTTCGGACCCCCAGTGCGTGTCCATGTGGAACCGCTCACCGGCGAACAATTCATCATATAGGACCGAGGCCGTCTCGCGGTCGAAGGTACCTATCTCCGGGCGAAGAGCTCTGATCTTCTCGGGGAGGCCCTCAAGCGCGCGCTGCATGTGGATGCGTTGGCCCATCTTGAGGCCCACGATTCCGTCGATGGTCCGTGTGCCAGACTGCTCCAAAAACAGAGCCCCCACATTCTCCCCCTGCTCTAGAAGGCTGAAGATGACCTCAGAGACAAAGGCCGTCTTCCCGGTGCCGGTGTCAGCGGTGACCGTTATTAGCTCCCCGGGGCGGAGGCCTAGGAATTGAGCTGAGAGGCCATCCCAGGGCCACATGACAGCCTCGACTGTCTTGGTGGACAACCAGTCGTCCTTGAAGGCCATGGCCTCCACGATGCCATCTGGGGCGTACTCACGGGCATCCCAGATTGCCTGTATGATCTCCTTAACCTGCCCTTCGGCCAGGCACTCGTTCGCGTCCTTTAAGGGGAGGGAGGCGATCTTGACCGTAGTATGCGCGGAAAGGAGTTCAGCGGCTTCCACGGCAGCCCGCTGGCCGGGCTCGTCCATGTCGAACATCAACACGACCTCTGGGTACTTAATCACCCATTCGAGATTGTGAGCAATGTCCCGCACGGCCCCGTTGGCCCCATTAATGATGCTAACCACGGGCCACTTGTGTCCCTGGGCCTGGGAGACAGACATGGCGTCAATCTCACCCTCGGTGATAACCAGCTTAGATTTCTCAGACTTAGGTGTTCCCCAGAGGTGCTGCCCGAACAGGCAGGCACCCTTGGTGGACCCCTGCCAGGGGAAGGCTTTCTTATCGGCGAAGCGAAGCTTCTGGCCGATCACAGTGCCAGCGCTGTCCCGGTACTGAGCTACCTGGCAGAGCTGGCCGTCTTGATGGGGGAGGTATCCTCGTCCCTCGTAGTGCTTAACTCTGGCCTTGAGGTACCCAAACTTACGGCAGGTCTCCTCGGTCAGCTTGCGCTTGGCAAGACCGTCAGCAATCGGCGCTTCGATCAATTCGGTCGTGGTCATTGAGGATCTCCTGGTTAAACGCTTGACGCCCTCAGCCATCTGCCCGCCATCAGTTCTTCGGTTCTTCCCGCAGGAGAAACAAAAGGTGTGGTCGGGATAGATGGCGAGGGCGTTGGAGGAGCCGCAGTCGTTGCATGGCTGATGAGAGGCAATGGCCTGATCTGGTAGATCGTCAAAGCTCACTTGGCACTAACCTCCCCTGGATTAGTCCGTGTCATGGAGTTCCTTGAGGGCGGATTCAAGGTCCTCAAAATACTCAACGAACTCGCCAACACGGTTGAAGTGCGCCTCCTCGATCTCAAAGCGCCGGTTAAGTTCGTCAACGAGGGTGCGGAAGTCGTTCTTGATCTCAGACACCCTGCGGGGCTCCTTGGCAGGTGTGGAGGGGGCTTTCTTGGCGGCCATCACACGCTCTCCGCATAGGGACAAGCGCGATACGGGATGGTCTTCTCAGTGTCGTGAACGTAGTATCGCGTGTACCGGGTGCGTGTGACCGGGTGCAAGGAAACCTTACGGACCACTCTGTACCCGGCGTCCTCTATCCGGCAGATATTTTTTGTCAGTGTACCTTGGGCCATGTCGAGGTCGATCATCGCCTCGCGCGCGGAAATACTATCCGCCTTCGCGATGAACTTAAGGACCCGATTAGCCCCAGGGGACAAAGTTTCCGGGATGTTAGCGCAGTCGATCTTGGAGAAATATCTAGTCATTAGTTGATCCATTGAGTTAGAGGCTTATGCCGTCCAGGGACGTTCCAGGCGAGATGAATGAAGTGCCGCTTGGGGTACAAACCGACCTCAGCGAGACGGAAGCCCTCAATCGGGTGTAGACAGTCGTTCTCGATTGCGATGGCCGCTAGTCTGTCCATCATGGCTAGCTCTCGGCAGGCTATATCGTAGGCAGAGCCTTCGACATGGTAGGACTTGTCTGAGCCCCCGATAACCGAATTGTACTCAGGGTCTCTGTAGGCCGATGTCAGGATTAGCGGTTCGCCGAAACTCGTACGGACATGCTGAAGCTGGCATAACACGGGGTACCAAGCCCGGACGGACCAATTACCACGGGAGGCGAGCTCGTGAGGGGAGAAGTTCGGAAATGTCTCAACCCATTCGTCCGTGTTTAACTCCTCAGGGCTCGAAGCCACGATGGGGCTCTTAGTCTGGCGTATGTCAATCATTGTGTGAACCAATCATCTGGGATGCGTCCGTCAGCGTACAGAAACCCATGCTTCTCACACCAGCCGCCGTAGGTGGTCTTGGACCCCTTGCGGAGAGGGGACTTACTGCGCGTGAAGACGAACCTAATGTCCGCCATCGGGTACTGCTGTTGGATCAATATGTGTTTCTTCCTATCCTCGGGTGAGAAGATCCCCTTGCTCTCGATCAGTAGATGCTCTGCCCAGAACTCCGGGAGGCTACACCAGAGGGGATCCCCTACGAAATCGTAGGTTACCTCCCCACCATCCCGGCGCACAAACCAGTCGGCAGTGTATCTGTGTTCGGTGACGGGTCTAGTGTAGCGTAGGGGAGCCGCCTCGTAGAGAGCATGGACCCCCCTCTTGAGAAGGTCCTGCCCGATTTGCTCTTCGAGCCCCGAGCGGTACGTCTGGACGTGACGCCGAGCCGATGGGGGAGCCATCAGAAGTCGCCTTCTTCGTCCGTGGCCTCAAGCTCTTCGTTGTCATCCTCATATTCACCAGAGACAGCGTTGGCGGACTGATCGGTCACCAGGGTACCGAAGCCACCAGCCTGCTCATCGCCACCAATGAAGGCGTCTGCGCCGTCAACCTCGTCCTCGTCGATAGCGTCAAAGGAAGAACCACCGTACTCGACCAGCTTCGCGATCTGGACGCCTTGGAGATAGCAGGAGACATACCTATCTCCCTTGACTTCGGTGGTTGCCAAGCGTAGGTCGAGCTTGCCTGTGGTGCCCGTACCGATGGCGGGTATGTTCCTGCGATCCACTTTCTTGCCGAGTGCGTTGGCGATTGTGGGGGGATAGATGGCCTTGGCCTTGGCCTTGATGATGACAAAGTCATTGTCCGCCTCGTCAACCGAGTATGGCATCTTGGCCCCTTTGGCCTTCGCCGGTCCCCACTCTTCCTCAGCTACGCGCTTGCATAGTTGGGCGAACTCGCGGGCAAGCTCCTTGGACTGACGGAGGTCTACTTTGTAGGTACCGTCCCTGTCGTACTTAGTGTCCGGTATGTTAAGATGAGGGTAACGGAAAGTACCCAGTTTAGTGACATACTTAGCAGATGCAGTCTTGGCCATGGATTACTCCTGGTTCTGAGTGTTGACGGTGATATTGGATGAGAGGGGTTTACAAAGCTCTGAGAGGATCAAGGCCACTTCTAGCTGGTGCGGCTTAAGGCCGAGAGCCTCTAGCTGCTCTGTGCTCTGTAGGAGGGCAGCGGAGGCGAAGCAGGTCAGGAGATACTGTCCGTAGGCTGCTTCGACCTCAGAGAACTTGATGTCTTGTGCCTTAAGTTCCTCTTGGAGTGGTAATGGGAAGAATACGCAATGTGTGCCTTCGGCCCTTAAGGCCACTGCGGCCCCTAGTAGGGCGCCTCGGTAGTTCATGGTTGGTTCGTTCCTTGGGGGCACAAGTCCCCATTTTGGCACCCAGCGGCTTAAGAGAAAGCGAACTGGGAGCGTGTCACTTCAGTGAGGTCGAGGATTCCCTTGGCCGGGACTTCTGGGAGCTTAGCAGCCCCCTTTGAGTTAAGGACCGATCTGGCCTGCTCGTCGATAACCTCAAATATGTCGTAGGCTGCGTACATAGCGGCGAACTCTTCCCGGATAATCAAGAAGAAGTGGTCAGTGTCGGCGGCATGTGTGGCGAAGCTGTCGTGGATCAGCGAGAAAGACCTGATCCCCTCCTGCTCGGCCTTGAGGACCGTCAGCATCATGTGGCTGGCGTCGAGTGAGTGGATTACATTAGGCGCTATAGCTGAACGCTGCTTCGACCGCTTGATCTTACCACTGGGCTTGATCTGTAGGCGGTGCTCAACTGCTACCCATGGGTCAGCCAGTTCCTCAAGAGTAACCTCTGGGGCACAAGTCCCCTTTTTGGGAACATACAGCTTAAGTACAGCCTTCCGCACCTCCCACTCCTGGTACTCTTGGCACACAGGCAAGCCCACTGGGGTCACCCATTCGACCGGGTGCCCCTCAGCGGCCAAGGTGGAGGCGACGGCCTTGAAGTAGGCCATGCCCTCACCGGCCCTTGAGACGGTATCGTTGACTGCCTGCCATAGGATCTTGGCCAGAAAGGACGCTGCCCGGTATCCCGTGGCAGGATCACCGAAGGGATGGGCGGAGCGCCGACCTTCCCGCACCTCTCGGCTCAAGGGTTTTATGGTATCTTCGATGATCTGCTCCGCGAAGCCGAAAGTCTCGGCGGCATAGGGGAAGGTCATGACGGGGCGCTTCACGATGGTCCTTGAGACACCATAGGCCAGCCATAGCTTTGCCAAGTGCTGCTGGTCCTCTGGTAGGCCCCCCGCCTTGAGCTGAGCCTCCATGAGCGAGAGACAGCGCTCCGCAACAGCACGATAGATGTCCTGCCCCTCCGCCACGTCCCTCAAATTCACATAGTAGGCGTCGTGCTCCGCCCTCAGGGCTGCTGAATAATGCTGGAGCCCGGAGTTCGTCCCATCGAGTGCAACTGCACAACGAGACCTGTAGAGGGGTCCACAATCCATGAACGCTGCGTATTCAATACACGCCGCAAGAAACTGGAACGGCTTGTCGGCTTCGAGCCATGTGAGGTTCGATTTGTAGTCATTAGCTATCTCCTTGATGGTATGGCGGTTGTCACGGGTCCAGTTATACCTATCCTTGATAGGCCGTTTACTGATCTTATCGAAATCGCCACAGTTGGCGAGGTGAACAGCGAGCCAATAGGCCCCCTGATGGCCGAGGGCCTTGCCCTCAGCAAACTCTAGCATCCCCTTGACATAGTCAGTGCGCTGTTGGTTCAGATGGGGTAGCGGGTATATCCGCCCCCTGAAGTCGATGTTGTGGGGTATCCAGAAGCGGTCGTAGCCCGCCATCTGTTCGGCGGCGGCCATGTCCTTCATGAAGCCGAGGGCCTCGGTCTCCGCCTCCCGGTGGGCAGTGATAATGGCGTGGCGGGCTGCCTTGGCTCTGCGGTACTCTAGGTCCTCAGTGCCGTCATCTGGGGGGAGGTCAGGTACGTCTATAAGGGTGGAGCGAGGGAAGCTGCTGAGGCCTGTGAACATCCCCTCGGTGGGTTCATAGCCCTGTTGGAAGACCCACTGGACCGCCTCCATGACCGGCTTGTTGATCCTCCATTCAGTCTGACCGATGATGTTGAGCGCATCGACCACCCGCTGCGCTGAGCCATCCGCTATGGCGACCTTGAGGCCCTTGCGGGCCTTAGCGTTGCGGACCCTCATCAGCGATACCTTACTGTTCAAGGCGCGGGTTACAAAAGGACCTGGGAGGCCATGGCCCCAGGGTCGCGGGGGGCACACCATGGGGAGTAAAGAGGGGCGCTGGTAGGCCATCCCAGCCTGCCGATCCCGGAGCCACCCAGCAGCGTCCTGGGTGAGCCTGAGGGCCCTCTCCTGGCCTATGGTAATGACTTCGACGAGGCCTGAGCCCATCAAGACGGCGTTGAGGATAGGCTCCCCTACCCTCGCCAGCTTAGTGGCCTCCCACTTCCGCCAGACCTTCTCGCTGACCTGGCCGGCGAGGCGGCGGGTACGCCTAAGCGTCTTTCTGGGATCTCCCTTCGTATCCTCGACGATTCTGGAGAAGAGTCTACTCCAGACCTTAGGGTCCTCGGCTTGCAACTCTGAAACCCATAGCTCCTCCTGCACCTGAGCGCCGATGGCACAGAAGGCGTCCCGGCAATTCTTGCGCACATGAACGTGCTCCAAGGCAACAAGGATGCCCAGGTAGGCGCAAGCCTCGGCCCCTAGGGTCCTGATGGGCAATAGGGCCTGGGGGGCCTTACCCTTCGCCGCAGTGGTGTCCGCAACCCACTCCTCCAAAACCTTGGTGACCCCCGGAAGGGCAGCAAGCATCAGGCGGTCGTATCCTGTTAGCCGTTCGATAGCCCCTGCTTCTCGGGCCTTCGCCTGGAGCTCATCATAGCGCTCCTTAGCGGATCTTAGGGTCTCCAGCTCAAGCTCCCGCTGGGCAGCCTCAAGGGCAGGTAGATCGAGCATGATGGGCAATTCCTTTACAAACAGCAGTTGGCAACAATTTTGTTCACTTGGTTAAACATTCCTGGCCTCGCGCAGCCGACCCTGTACGCGGGCGATAGCCGCCGAACGAGCCTCGTCTGATACATGGGCGTAGCGCTGGGTGGTCTCGATCCTTAGGTGACCCAGGAGGGCTTGGATGGTCCGCAGGTTAACGTTGGCGTCCACCAGTTGAGTAGCAAAGGTGTGGCGCGAGCTGTGGAGGCAAAGCTCCACGTCCCCCTCCAGACCCATGACCTTCTTGGCGTGTCTCCAAGCGTCGTAGAAGCGCCAGGAGAAACAGGTGCTGCTAGTCTCCTGAGGACCCCAAGGAGCGTATGTGCGAAGCAACAGGGCGGTCTCGGCGTCAATGTCAATGGCCCTGGGCTGCCCGTTCTTGGTGCGGCGGAAGATCACCCGGTGACCCTCGCGGAGGGCAACCACATCACGCCTGGGGTCCACACCAAGTATCTCGGAGCGGCGCGCCCCGGTGGCCAGGGCGATGAGGAACAGAGCCTGCGTTGCCTTGGCCAGAGTTGGGTTGCTGTAGGTCCCGAGGGCCTCTAGGAACTCAGGTATCTCATGATCCTCGAACCAACGTGAGCGCCCAGGGGGCTCCTTTTGGCGGAGTGACTTCATCTTCGGGAGGCTCTCAAGCCACCCATATTCCTCACATACCCGCAAGAAGACGTTCAGAGCTGTGAGGTAGCGGTTGATGGTGCTGGGTGCTAAACCCTTCTGCTCGCGAAGGATCGTGACCAGAAGGGCGAGGTTCTCGCGGGAGATGGCGTCAAGGAGGGGCTTGTCCCTGCCGAGGATGTCGCAGCAGGCATCAAGGCGCGCGTAGCTGCATCGCTCGTCGGCTTTACCACGCCAAAGGTCAGCAGCTAGCTTAGCCCACGCATAGCGTACAGTCACCGGTGAGGGAGTGTCGGTGTGCGATTCCATTATACTTGTCCTCCGTCCTACCACTATGTCTAGGGGATCTCAGTTATCAGGGATTGAAACCCCTGTCCACATAAAAAAGTTACCTAACGTTGGTGGAGGACTGGGATCGAGCCTGGCGACAGGCTTCACTCAGGGATGTATGTACCCCAAGGACCACTGGGCGACCATCGACCTCTCCCCAGACCCGCCACTGGCGATCCAGAGGAGACCTACGAGCGTGAAGGCCGTCAAAGAGGACCATGGAGGGTACCCGGCATCGGAGGTCGGACAAAGGTTGGAGGGGCAGGGCAGCAAACCGCTGGCGGGTCAGGCCCCGGCTGGGCCTCTGCTGCTGTGCACGGCGCGGGGCGGTCGCGGTATTGTTCATTGGATGGTACCTCGTTGCTATGAGTGGCATTGTTGCCAGTTACGGAACAGCAGGTCAATAGGGCTAGGAAAAAAACCCCCAGCCCGTGAGGGCCAGGGGGACTGAGGTTAGTTTCGGGGGGCTGATCGGCGGGGAGGGCCGACCAGATCTACCAGCTTACGGACGCCAAAGGCCACAGCCCAGGCAGCACCGACACCATAGATGATGAAATCGGGGACGTAGTCGTTGATGATCGTGAACCCCTTTTGGACATTGTCCGCACTGCCCTCGAAGAAGCAGGCGGTCAGAACACCGAATAGCCAGAGATGCCAGAGTTCATCAGCCCACGAGGTGCGTGAGTTCCTGACGGCTTCGACCTCCCAGTCAATCTCGGCGGAGGCGATCTTCTCGGCACGGGCAATTTCGGCCTGGACCTTGGCTTCCTTGACCCGACGAGCTGAAGTGATCCAGGTGGTCAGGTTTGAGAAAATCTCCTTACCGAGAATAGAAAGCAGGGTAGGCATAGGTTCTCCTAGGTTAAGAAGGGGAGGAGGCTTTCCCCCGTCAGGGCAGCGAAGCCTACAAAGAGAACAACCAACGCTGCCCATTGACGATGCTGAGCGCGCTCGACCTTTTGGGACCAATCAATGGCCCCAGGGATCATGTTGATCTCTATACGGCGGACATCAGACTGGAGAGCGATGAGGCGCTCCTCGATACGGGCGAGGGCGACGGCATTGTGCTCCGATGCTGTAGGTACATGGGGCTGGTGCGGGTCCATATCAGTAGCGGAGCCTTCCTTGGATGATGACTGGAGTGAACAGGGGATCGGTAATGAGGCCCTGGTCCGCATAGACGGTGTAGGATACGCCCTGGAACGCAAGGGGGGCCTCTGGGTGACCGAGGATCGTGTAAGCGACGGACTGAGAGCCCCTAGGTGTCAGGGCGGCGGCGGCGTCTAGGTCGAGGTAGACCGTGTAG